TCTGACTTAGGTACAGATTTTGAAAATGCGATCAACTCAGCGATTGATACACGTATTGCAAACAATGGTGGAAACATAACAATTGAAGCAGAAGCTGTTACATCCACCTTTGATATGTCATCACTTACTGGACACGCTGACTTCCAAACTGCAATAAATAATGGTTTATCTGTATCATTAGGTAACAGCACTGGTGACTTAAGTATTGATGTAGGCAATTTAAATGCAAACTTTACACTACCTATTGATAAAATGGACAGTGATGTCGGACTTCTTACAGGTGCGTTTATTGAAAACAACGCTGTAAAGATTGACATAGGTATAATGACAGGAGCTTTAACCTTCTCAACTGCCTCAGAGAAACAAGATTTTATAAACCAATTCCAAGGCGACTTAGCTATAACTACTGATGTTATTACAGGTGATATAACTGCTGATGGAGATATTACAATCAATGCTGAGGTTATTAATTCAGGATCCATACCAGCGGCTCGTCTCGTTGAAACAGATATTAGTTTAGCAATTACACAAATAGCAGACTTATTGAAGACTGAAAATGGAGTAGCTGTAACTGAAACTCAAATAGATGAAGATGGTAATCCAGTTGACTCTTATGTTATAAACCAAGTTGTTATACCACAAGAGTTACCTAATTTAAACATTACATCAAATTTGGCAGCAGCTTCACTTAATGCTGACAACATAACTGATGGTACGTTGTCTCTTCAACGTATTAATCAAGCAGGCTTAAGCATAACAGCGTCTCAAGTTACAGACTTTGAAAATGAAATTGCATCTGTGCTTGGAGGAACTAATTTTCTTGCGATCGATGGGTCAACTATAGACCTTACTGATGTTACTGTTTCTGGGTTATCGATAGATGCTGATGATATAGGTAATATTGATAATAAAATAGAGCAAGTTGCAAGTACTTTGGGGTTTGCTGATATATCAGACAGTACTTTAGATTTATCAGGTATAGCTGTATCTGGTTTATCTGTGCCTCATTCAGCTATATCTGATTTTAATGCAGAAGTATCTGCAATTGCAGCTGGGTTTCAATTAAGTAATGTAAGTGACTCAGAAATTAACTTTACAAATATGACTGTTACTGGGTTTGATATTGCAACCCACATTGGAACTGGTAACTTTAATTCAGCAGTAACAAGTGCTATAGGGCAACTAAGCTTTAGTGATATTACTGGTGGTAGTTTATCCTTAGAAAATGTAACTGTTAGTGGTCAAGCTAATCTTGGTTTGACTACTAGTCACATTTCAAACTTTGAAGAAGAACTTACAGCAGCATTAGGTACAATTACATTTGAAGGTATTACAAACAGCACTATTGACCTTAGTGAATTTAATGTTTCTGGTTTAAGTCACACAAGTGTTGACGGTCTTACTGATAGAGTTAATGACTTAACAGCTAATATTGATGCTGATCAGCTAAACTTTGTAGATTCTAATGGTAACATTAGTATTGGTGATGGTGTAAATGATGTAGGTATAACAGGTTTAAATTACACACACATTGAAAACTTTACCCAACAAGTTGGTACAGCAGCAGCAAATTTAAATTTTGTACAAGTAGATGACAATAGTGAGATTAACTTAGAGGGTGTTTCATTAACTGGTTTGAATTTAGATCTATCTAATCTAGCCTCTGGTACACTACCTTCAAATATTACTATTGACGCTGATGCTATTACTGGTGGTACAATTTCTGCAGATAGACTACCAATACAGAACTCAAATATAGAGCTTCTTGGGCAAAACACCATAGCAGACATCGTAGGAGATATTAGTATTGATGCTGGTAACATTAGTGGTGGTACGTTAGATTTTGGAACTTTAGAAGGTTTTGAAGGTACTATACCTACTGCAAACATCGCTGGTATTAATATTGATGTAAACCAATTATCTGGTTCTGATATTGATATTATTGTAAGTAAGCTAACAGGTAATATTAACATTGATATTGAGCACGTTGTTTCACAGGTTGATGAGGACGGTAACCCAATAGGAAACCCTTTAAATTTGCTTCTTGATGTTGACCAAGTAACAGGTGATTTGTTCTTAGATGCGTCAAAACTAAGAGGTGAGATTAATGTAGGACAAGTTACAGGGTTAAGTACTGGTGGTGGCTTACCTGAGGGTGTTGTATGGAAAGAGTTTGTTACTTTAGAAAACGGTGTACCTACCAAATATTGGATGCCCACTTCATTAAGTAACCCTAATCCATAATGCCAGAATTTTTAGCACAGCACGGATACCAAAGTCAACCAAGAGGTTACGTCACAGAAGATGATGCAACTCGTGATTATTGGATTGCACAAGGTTATCCTGTAATACCAGAAAATGTTTTAGATAACAAAAGTGATTTTGGTATGGATGGAGTAACCGACCAAGAAAGTTTTTATTGGAAATCATATTGGACAAACGGTGTTACATATTACAGACAATCACAGTTTGGTTTAGACGAGTGGTTGAATGCTCCTGGTGTACGAGTAGTTGATATTGAAGAGAAACCAGGGTTTACAATTGAAGAAGTATGTAAGATGTATTACAAGTTTAAAGGCGTAAGAAACAACATACCAAGCCCTGTAGAGATAGAGTTTCCTAGAAACTCGTTTGAAAAAAGATTGCGTCAAAACCAATCAGCTAATGTTTGTCTAGATAATTTTACAGGTAGTTATCAATTTTATTTTGATGGTGCTCACAATGCTATGGCTATTGGTGACACTATGCTTATCGGTAAACATAGTGGTTGGGCTTGGAATAAAGGTAATTCTGACGAAACTAGACAGTGGATTCCTATGTTTACTAATCCTTATGATCCATCTAATCTTTCAGAAAACAATTATAAATTAAGTATTGGGCAAGATGTGTCATCTGATTATTATGGGTATGAGTATTTTCCTCATTATGAAATTGCTAGAGCTGCTTATAAGGGGTATGTTTGGGAATATGCTTATCAATCAGATATATCTCAGGGCAATGGTGTAACGTATGAAGATTGGACAGAGTTTGGTGACCCTGACGAAGATCTTAGGTTATACACTGACAGGTCACAATATACAATGTTATATACTCACGATGTATCTTTAAGACCTTTTCTACACGGTCCAGAAAATGCATCAACTAGTTCAGAAATATCAGATGCTTTTTTTATACAAGGTGGTTCAACAAGAGAAGATGATGATACTCACTACAACTTTTCAAGGTTTTTAGATCCAGTATCTGTTATAAATGCTTGGAGACAATATGTTGGCGGAGCAAGGGATTTTCAAACTATAAACTCAAGTTTTTATACAAACGAAGCAGATTATTTTAACAAAAAGTTTGTAGCTGAACAAACAACATATACTGGTTTAAACACAAATAATGAACGAGTACCAATTATGTCATTTAATGGTGCTAATTATATTAAGATACCGATTACTTATTGGACTACAGAAGTTAATGGTGTAACTTTATACAACAGAAGAACTGGTACTGCAGGAATTGAAAATGTTCTTAACATTGAACCAGTGTTCCATTCTTAGCGATGGGCTTCTCCATCAACAATTCTGTAATTGTCCACGCTGAATTTCTTACCAGTGTGAGTGACGACAGCGAAACCGAGGTTCCATTGATTCACAGGCATATAGTCAGGGTCAAGGTCACAGAGACAGCCGACGGACCAGCAGCTGACCGTATCATTATTCATCCTCCTGACGGAGTGTTGACTGGTTTTGTGCTTATGTCCAGCGATGGTACAACATCCTGTTTTTACTTGTAGTGTACGAGCAAAGTTAACTGGATCAAAAGCTCCTGGGAACTCGTGTCCATGTAAGATCCAAAGACCGCCAGCTTTTGCAAGCTGACGACCTCCGATCTCCTCTATGCCAAGTTCCTCAAACCGTAGTAGTTTGGAAAGTTTAAAGTCTGGTACACCACATATTTCAGGGGCTTTACGCCACAGATATGTTTCCCAACGTTCTTCGTGGTTACCAATTTTAAAGTATATGTTTGTTTCTGGGAATCGTTCTCTTAGATGCATAAGGAACTGACGACTAGCTTGTAACTCACCAGCTAGGTCTCTTGCATCAGGATCTTTGTCCCAACGACTGACAGCAAAGAAATCTACAGCGTCACCATTTAGTACAATATTCGTAGGGTTTTCAATATGCGACAGTGCACACTCCAAAGCACTAACATCGTGATAAGGAACATGCACGTCAGATAATATGAGAGTTGTTCCATCAGGGATCTTAACAACTGATTTCTTTTTATTAAGTGATTTAGGTAGGTTATATTCTCCTGCTTTCCCATTGGGTCTTTTGAGTTCTGGATCAGCATATTTTCTATGAGCATTACTTAAGTTACCTCGTATACGTCGTACACAAGAACGTGCTGCTTCTAATGTAGGAAATAAATTAGGGTGTTCTTTTACTACTAAGTTTGCAATGGTACGATTACCATGCTTAGGGTATTTTTGTATGTACTTTTTAATGCGATCTGTTTTTGTCATTGTTTGATAATGTCTATGAGGTCATCAAGAACTTCGTTGGATAATTCTTTCTTTTCCTCTAATCTTTTTAAAATTGCTTCATCTATACTATTGGGCACAACAAGGTCTATGTATGTACATTTGATATCTTGTCCGATACGGTGTATTCTATCTTGTGATTGTAATCTGGTTTCTAGACTATAGTTGTTACTGTAATAGACCATAGTGGATGCTCTGGTCAATGTCAAGCCCTTAGCAGCTGCACTGGTCCCTACGAAGATATCAGCATTACCGTTTTGAAAATCTAAAACTGCTTGATTTTTACTGTTTGTGTTATCTTCGCCAGTATATGTTACAATCTTGTGGTCACTTAGTGCATCTTTTATTTGTTTTACATTGTGTTTGTATGCACAGAAAACAACCAGTGGCTTAGCTGTTTCTGCTATTTGTTGTAATGCAGCTATGCGATTGTTTTTCAAATCAACTGTAAGGTCTGTATCTGTTATAACAAAACCAGTAAGTATTTGGTGTAGCTTTACAATTTTTGTAAGTGCAAGTGTGGTCGTAACCATATCGTTTTCTAATAACGCAATGCACTCTTCTTTAATTCCTTTGTAGACACGTTCTTGTTCTGGTGTTAGTTCTACATATAGAGATGTAAAAGTTTTGTCTGGTAGATCTAGACAGTCTTTCTTTTCTAGTCTTAGACTAAATGGCTCTATGTTTTTAGTTAACTGATCTAAGTTTTGGTATCCAACAACTTTGTTAAATGACCTGTTACCCATAGTCATAGTACGTTCAACAGCATAAGCGTGTTTGAATGTAGTCATTGTTTTTTCTGGTATGCTGTCAGCATCTAAGAATTTACATTGGCTGTACAAATCCAAAGGACCCTGTGTTATAGGAGTGCCATTAAGTATCCACCTACGGTCTGATTGTTTAGCTAGTTTCATTACAGCTTTTGTTTGCTGTGCTTTAGGGTTCTTAATACAAGTAGATTCATCAACAATAAAGTGTCGTTCAGTATTATGTGATCCAATTAAAAATGCATTGGCAAAGTCAAATCCAGATTTAGTTCGTAGTGCTTCTATGTTGATAAGAAAAAACTTGTTGTATGATTCTAAGTTATAGAATCTAGTTATTTCTTGTTGTTTCTTTTTACTAGATGGTGGTCCATTCCAACAATACACATCTGCTTTTTCAACATGTTTTGGTATTTCGTTACGTGCCCAGTTATGATGTAGACCATTAGGTGCTACGATTAATACGGACACAGGAGACTTAGAGTTTTGTATTATATCTAGTATAATTTTTGACTTACCAGTACCCATCTCACAGAACAGTGCTCCGTATGGTTCGTTGACAAATCGTTCTGTTGCTTGTTCTTGGTGTTTTAGAGGTTTAGTTTTGTATATCATAAATTGTAAAATTTTGTAGTGTATGGGTACAATAAGTATAGGTTCTTTTTTGCTCGTGTAACTGCTACATAAAATACACGATGTTCGTTGTCTGGATCTTTTTTAAATGCTGCTGCTGTAATTGATGTCATGTCAGGTAGAACTACTACATTGTCTGCTTCTCTACCTTTTGAAGCGTGTATAGTAGTAACTTCTATATTACTGCATTTGTCAAGTCGGTCTTCAGCTTCTGCTTTTAGTAAGACTTCTTTTGTTACGTCATTTAATTTAAAGACTTTATCCCACTTGGCTATTGACTTAAGACCAAAGTTGTTTACTAAATCTACCTTGTCATATAGTTCGTGATCAGGCATAGAATCTAATAAACTTTTAGCACCTCTAGCAACAACTGCTCCAGAAGGTAAGTAGTTATTGTAGAGCACTTTTAGTTGCTGTGCTTTGAACTTATAACCTAGTCTAAATTTTTCCCACAATAATATATACTTAATTTGATCCTCATTGAACAAGGATCCTTCACCAGATGAAATAAATAAAATTCTATTTCTGATAAAGAAATCTTCATATATTCTTAAAAGTGTCCTGTTTCTTGCTAGAAATAACCATGATTCATCATTTAAATTTAATTCTTGTAACGACCTAATCTTATGTACGCTACCACCCTTTTTGTGACTCTTTACGGTATAGTCTTGTTTATCTTTTATGCGACTTGTTATTGTCTCGGCATATTCTAATATTTTAGATGGTAGTCTATATGTTTCATCTAGTACGATACGGTTTCCTTCTTTTTTAATAAGAGACTTAGGGTCACCGCCAGAGAATTTATAAATACTTTGTTTGTCGTCACCTGCTATATATGTATGTTTTGTTTTTGTGGATAATTTGTTAATAACTTTCCACTGTAGCGGACTTAGATCTTGGCTCTCATCAACAAAAAGATAATCGTTTTTGGGTGTATGTTCACTGTTATAGAAAACTTCCAATTGATCTGTAAAGTCATATTTATTTTTCTCATACTTATATTTATCGTAAAACTTATTAAAATCAACAAATTCTTTTGTAGAAATTGTTGAGTCTATTTGTTGGGCTAGTACTTCTTCTTCAGAGCACAACATATTACGCATAAGACCATTGTAGTGCACTAGTTTGTCTCCTTTAAGATTTGAATAGAAGCTACTGTCTTTTTGAAATGACGCTATAGCTAAACTACCTGTTATGGTTAACCCAATAAGCTTTCCCATAGCTTTATAGTCTTCTCTATTAAGCATTTGTTTACGAGGTATTCTTCTATAACAGTATGCGTGTAGTGTACTAAATCCTTCTAGGTCTTTTTCAGTGTATCCAAATTTATCTATAACACGGTCAATGGCTTCTTGGGCTCCTGACTTACTAAAGGTTGTAAAACATACTTTACTAGGATCTGTGTGTTCTAAACACTCTTCTAGTTTATTAATAAGTGTAGTTGTTTTACCAGTACCAGCACTTGCTACATATATTGTTGTGTTTTCATTAGACATTTTAATTTATTCCAATAAGGGATTGTAGATTTCTTTTTGTACCCATTAGGTCCACCATTGTGTATACGAGCTATGTCTTCTAAAGTAACTGGTCGTCCCAGTCTTTCTTCAGTAGCATAGCGATCCATGTATGCACGAAAGATCCGTATAGCTGTTAATTCATCAAGTGCATCCATATGTACCCAATTTTCATTGGCGTACTCTGCTGCGTCTTGTACATAAGCTTCTTGCATTTGCAGTATACCAATAGATTGTAAGTCATCACCTACAGCTCTAGGATTTTGATTAGATTCAATCATTGCGATTAGCATTATATATTTAATAGGAATCGTCATTTTCTAAATCTGGCATTGGTAATGAGGTGTCTAAGTGTAAATATTTGCTATTTACACGCCAACACCTGATTACTGTGTTTAGTACACACACACGAGTAGTGTCTGCTTTTAATATTCTTTTAAGAGTAGACAGCAACTTGTTGTCTGGCAACTCTGAGAACCTTTGTTGGTTTAAGAACTCTTTTAGGTCAATCATACGAAAGACGAACCACCCACCTGCTTGTTTGACAGGTCCGTTTCGTATATGCTCTAGTTCATCGCTTGCACTTGAACAGAACATAGATAAATACTCTACAAATTGACCTACAGGTGTCATCTCAAACGGTACATCAATTTGTGTACAGTTTTTGAGTAATAGATTTTGTTGCTTTACCCAGTCTTCTTGTTTAATTGGTGGATACTTAAACAACAAGCGTTCCATAACACGCTGGTTAAATTGATTAAAGTTGTCAAACTCTGCAGTAGTTAATTGTATTTCTTCTTCGTCGAGCGTAAGAAACCAAAGAGGCGGATCGGATTTAAGTTGGATAAGAGATCTGTTATTGGGCAAGAACTCTTCAGTGCCAATTCCATGTCTTTTTTGTCCGCAGAGTTTAGCGTCACAGTATCTACATAGCGGTTCTTGTGCACATTGATATTTGTAATCCTTTTTTTCATAAGATGATATAATTGCATCAACTTCTTTTTCTGGCAAGGGGTCAGCAAACTTTTTATTAAATTTGTGTAGCACTTGTTTCCATTCTGAAGGCTCAGCTTTTTTAAGATACACAGCTACATTGGACAGTGTAATGTTACGATTCTCAGACTCTTTGGTTCTGTGTTGGAATATATAATTAAGACACGGAGGTCCTTCAGGTAATAGTTCTTCAGCTAACGCAGGAACAGAAAGTAGATTAAACTGTTCCTTTGTTAGTTTTTTTGATTCTATATACTGAATAAATTCTTCAGGGTTAAGACTTTTTTTGTTTTTGTCCATTGCGTACTGCAATGTAGGATTACCAGAGTATGGCATGTTTAACCAGTTGCCATATTTACTGTCGTCTTTACGATTGCCAATCTTTGGTTGTTTAGGGTATATCTCACATACACCTTGACCAAAGAAAGCAGAAAAAGACTTAAGTTTGTCAATCATATCTTTAGCAGATATAGGTTCTGACATAAATAAGTATATGTGTGCACCACCTGATTTAGATCTACATAAAGTAAATGGTAACTCGTGGTCGTAAATAGTTGTGTGTATCTGTTCTATTGTATTACGGTTTTGATACACATCTACATCAAGGCAGCCCCACATTACTTTATTGTTATCAAGTATAGGTGTGGTACCGATAAGTTTTGATCCAGACAGATGTTCTTCCCATATTTCTACAGTTGCTTCAGATTTAACTAAGAAAGATTTGGAATCTTGTTTACCGTCTCTGTCTCGGACTTTGCCTGTTAATATAGTTTGCCCATGTACATTAGGGTTGCAGACAAACAGGTCTTTAAATTTAGTTGCTAGTTCAGTAAGAGGAATCATAGAGAAAAAACCCCAGGGGCGTGAGCCCCCAGGGAATATATATATTATTGCACCTTAGAAAGGAGCCACATCTGGGCTCGAATTAAGTAGTTTAGGCTCTTCAGCAGTTTGCAGGAGAGGAGTATCCCCAGCCTTAGCGTAGCCAGCAGCAGCAAACGTAAGAACTTCTTCGTCTGCCTCAAAATCAAGAGCAACGTTGTTACTAAACTCGAAGTTATAGTAATCATCGCCATTCTTGCTTGTTTCAAGAACTGTTGAAAGTTCCCATTTTTGTGCGTACAACGGTGGTACGATTGTGGAGTATTCGCCATCATATTTGAATCTGTTTATGTCGCTAGTTAACTTACGAGATACACGGAGCTGTGAAGAAGTAAACGGAATGATTGCTTCTTCCCAAACACCGTCAATCTCAGCTAACACAAACCAATAGGTAGTGAAGCGTAACTCGTTTTCACCGAGCCACTCGTCGTATTGACGCTCTCTACCTTTTTCGTATTTGCTGTCAGAGACAATTGTTAAAGGATGTGTAGCTACATAGCCACCTCCCTTGTTGCGTGGAATCCACTCAGTGTATACTGATTTTGTATATACAGGTATAACACTTAGTGGTTTAGCTAAAACTGATTTAGTCTTAGCGAAGAACAGATCGCCAGATTCTGACCCCTCTACATATTCGTCTTTTTGTTTCTTCAATTGAGGAGACAGATCCTGAAGGATTCTGATAAAAGGCATAGCAGAACCTGAGTCTAGGTTCTCTGTGCCTTGTCCTGATACTTTTGCTATATCAAACGCCATAATGTTCTTATTTCTTTGTTCTTAGTTAATCTTTGCTCTTTTGCCTTGGTAAATACCAAATGCTTTTTTAGGCAAAGTTTCTGCCAGCTCTGGATTGTCCAGTGCATCACGACAGAAAGCCTTGAGCGTCATGTTGTGTACGCCAACTTTGACAGCGGCTTCTACTTCATATTGCTCTTTTAAAGTTTCTATAATATCTTGAGCTATTGCGTCGTCACCACGACCCAAACTTACACTAATCTCATTCTTGATGATTGAGTCATTGTTTGTTTCACGCAACCATTGAAAGGCTGTGTTTGGATCTGTTATACGAGCATCAACAAAATCTTTTATCTCAATTTTTCTACCATTAGTAAGTTTAAGTGTATCAACACCTGCTTGTTCCATAAGTGTTGGTAAACCTTCTTCAGATATAGTTTTGCGTGCTTGTTTAAGTACTGAAAGCTCTAACTCTGTTTCAGAGATTTTAGCTTCAAGAGCATCTAGTTCGTCAGCTAGTTGTGTTAAGTCTGACATGTTGATGTCTCTGGGTTGTTGTTCTTCAGGTTCCGATGTTAGTTGGAAGTCTGAATTTACTAGTATTGGATCTGGTTCGTTCATGATTGTTTGTATGTTGAGCAGAGATCAGCACAATGTGCATACCCTGCAATGTCAATCCAGTTATCTCTTTTGTTTTTAAATGCAGTCCGAGATAACTTAAGAGCGATCATCATTGCACCAACTTCACAAGAAGTCAAGTCGGTATTAAGTTTATTTTCAAGAAGTGCTGACCATATGGTCGCAATTCGTTTAAAGTCATCGGCTGGATGACCATAGTCTTCGTTTCTGTCACCGTCTACAAGACGTGCAGCTTCTACTAATATTGATTGGCTCATTAGAAGTTTGGTTCTATTGTTATTTTTCTTTCGAGGTCAGTTTCGACCTCACTAAAATCGTCTTCACTGATTGCCTTTTGTACCTGATCAACAGTGGCAGCAGTGACTTCGTAAGTCTCTGTTACTGTAAATGTTGTTAACACCAAGTACCTCCTAGATCTATGTCCGCTATTACTGGGACTTTGAGTGGTATTGCTTGTTCCATAATTTCTTTAAGTTGGTTTGCTTCTTGTTCACTACCAACCATAGCATTTATCTCATCGTGTACAGGGAGTCGCAGATCAAAGCCAGCTTTGAATGCATTAACCATAGCAACCTTAGCCTGGTCAGCAGCGGATCCCTGAATTAAACGATTAAGTGCTTTAGATGTAAAGGCACGAAATACTTCTTTATCTTCCCATTTAGCTTTAGCGTGTCCATATGTTTTAACTGGTTTGTCTTCAAAACTACAAGTCCAGAAGTCAAAGCGTGCACGACGACCAAGTATAGTTTTAATGTAGCCACGCCTGCTTGCCATGTTCATAACATTGTCAAAAAGTATTTTTAAGAACGGTGCTTCTTTATTAAATTTTCGCATTGTTGACGTGCAAAGTTCATCTGAGATGCCCAATGTTCGTGCCATTTTCTGCTTACCCATCCCATACGAAATCCCAAGGCAAAGCATTTTGCAGGTGTCGTAAGGGAGACCAGTAGTTTTTTCAAAGAATGTATATAGTTTTTCTCCATTTTTAAAAGCTTCTAAAGCTTGTTCTGCTCCTGGGAGCGGTTTTCCGAACTGTCCGAGCAAAGCGTAGTGCACTTGAAGTCTTGGTTCTTGACTGCTGTAATCAGCCTTGCACCAAAGCCTACCAGGTTCTGCAATATATAACGATCGTATTCGTTTTCCAATGTCCGAACGCTTTGGCACTTGCTGCATATTAGGATTTGATGAAGACAATCTTCCAGATCTTGTACCGCCTTCATCAGATGCGGTTTGTCGGAAGTCTGCGTGGATTCTGCCATTATGATTTTGATTGAGTATTATGTCTTCGATGAACACTTTACGAAGACGGTTGATTGACCTGACCTCTTGTATCTTTTTAATTTGAGGGTGTTCGCAGGAATTAAGAAAATCTTTAGCTACTGAGTGGTTACCTTTTTCTGTTCTTGGTACTTGTAATCCTAAGGTTTCGCAATATTTGCCTAGTTGTTGTGGAGACCATATATCTAAATGTTTAAACTCTTTCAATAACGCACTCTCTCTTACTTTGAGATCATGATTAAATTGTTCTGCTGCATCTAGATCTACAGGGACACCCATGCGTGACATATATACTAGTACAGGTATGAGTTCACATTCTAATTCCCAAACTCTCCAGAGTCCTTGTTCTCTAAGGATTGGGATCTGGTGTTGGTACACATCATATGTAAGTCTGGCATCTGCTTCAGCATACTTTCCGACATGTCGAGCAGGTAGCTTCCACATTTCAGACTTAGCGGATACTTGGTATTCTTCTGCTGCTTTTTGTAGTCCATCTTCTTTTTTTCCTTTGTGTAAATATTTTTTTGCAATTGAGTCTAGTGAGTAAGTGTATTTCTCTTCATCAATTAATGCTTCAGCAACTTGTATGTCCCTAACTGGACAGGAGACCTCACACCCTAGGGTCTCCAGCCAGCCAAGGTCATAAGTGGCGTTAGCCATTATGATTTCATCTGCTTGATTTATGAATGTATCT